TGCAAACTTAAGCTCTTCTCGTAAAATATAAGACCCATCCTTATATGGATCGTCCGGATTAAGCCGTGTAGATGGTACCTTAAGTGACTTATATAATTTCTTAACGAAGTACATCAGGTCGGTTAACTCACCGAGATTAGCTCCACCAGCTAATTGTGTAACAGATGTACCCTCAGATCCTGCTCTTTTTGCAAACCAGAAGCTGTCGAGCATAGACTGAGGATTAAATTTCTGTACTGTTGCCCCTTGATTTGAATCATATGTTCGCTTTGACCAGTAATTGGTCATAAGCTTACGAAGGTAGGCCTCTGCCTTCGGTGGGGGCATATTACCAACATCGACATTGAATACGAGTCGCTCAGGTGCTCTTACAAGGCGATAGATAACAATTGAATCCTCAATAAGACTTAACTGCCTATAGGCACGACGTGCATTTTCAATAAAAGGTAATCTTAAGTTCTTACTTTCATTCCAGATACCAGAATTAATATACGTTACCTGATTTATATCCATCGGAATAAGCTCAGTTCTCGCTACCTTACCGGGATTCTTCGCATCATAAATAGGCTTACGTAAGAGAAAACCCTTTACGATCATATTCTGAACATTCTCGAAAACTGGGTCAATTACATCAGCTGGAATTGCTATAACTCCTAAAATACCCTCTTTGGGGTATTTCTTATGAATAATATGTTCCCAATATATTTCGGCATCAACGAGCATTTGCCGAACGTGCTCCCATCCCTTGTGTTCGAGATCAAAATATCCAATATACTTTTGAAATTCTTTTTTAACTTTTGATTTTTGTGTTTCCGATAAATCTGAATCAATAAAGCTAAGCTTAACAATTTCACCCTGTTCATCCTTATTGATAAACTCATCACATATTTCATCTAGTGCATCAGCAACTTCAGAATATGCCGCCATGACGCGATAATCCATGAGTCGACGACCCTTATCCGGTTGGATATTGGCGTACATGAAGTCGTGATAATCCTTATTCTGAAGGATGCTTGCGTACTGATCATCAGTCATCGAGATTGATGAAGATACTGATTGACGTGTTAAAGCTCCGATTCTATCTGTACCTTTTCCGTAGAACTCTTCATACTTTGGATTTAGAGTCTTAATCTTATCGTTTATATCATAAGACTGGTAGGGAAGCTTGGATGAAACAAACTTCATTAATTCCCTACCGAATGTACTTTCTCTATTAGAATCGACCATAATTCAACACAATTACTTAATGAGTATTTAGTGGAATATCAATTATAAATACAGATTTGGTGCTTCAGATTTAGATGTTGTATATGTAATGTTATTTGTAATTTGCGGATATCCGTAAGTTGACAGTCTTTCGACCTCCGTGACGAGATTTGTACTAACAGGGTAAGTATAGGTATTAGCGGTAAGTTCTGCGACAGATGTAAGAAGACTAGTAGCATAGAAGTTACTATCAATGTAAAAGATATTACCGACAGGGTCTTGAGCTGCCGGGAATAACCAACCCTTAATAGTAAACGATGTATCACCTACAATTTTATACTTTTCATTTGCTGATATATCTGTAGGATAATTTAAATTTACCGATCCACTCCATAGAACTTCACTTCGGATTTCTTGCGGAATAGCGAATCCGCCTGTAGCTAAATCGGTCGGAACTTTCCAGGAGAGAATAATATAAGGGTTATTATAAGGAATAAAGTTAGATAAAATTTGATCCATATCAGTTTGAAACTTTGTCATAATTGACATGTTGACTGTAATATTAACAGGGACCGGGCTGTTATAGTGTACTGACGTCGATCCTGTAGTTATATCACTAGTTCCGCTTGGAAAATAGTATCCGTTTATTTTATTGAATACACGTGCTTCGTCTCTCGATACACTACCTATACTAACGGAGACAACAGGAACAGTTATATTTTGCGCTAAATTGACAAGATCGTAAAGAACCCGCTGCTTCGGTGCGTAAACATATCTTACTTGAACCTTATTTTTAGGTACTCGGTTCTTGTCGTATCTATTAATAATGATATCATCAAACGCAGTTACGAACTGAGTTAATAGATCACGAATTTCAAAATGAAAGGTCTGCAGCTTCACTTAAAGTATTTATCAATGAATACGATCGATAAAATACTTTGGTAACTTACCTTTTGCTCTTTTTACGACATTTATAAAGTTTCCATCTAAAATATATGTACTCGAGTAGTCGTCTTTGTTACGCGTAGCGCGACCTGCAGCTTGAACGATAGCGTTAAGCATTTTATTCTCATACCAATTACCATCTAATTCGAATAATTTCTTGATTCGCTTAGATGATAGTGGTAAGAATGGTAACTTCACAATAATTTGGAATCTAGCCAAATCATCTTTAAGATCAATACCATAGACAAGCGACGGTGATACGAGAATGGTAGGATCGTTACCCTCACTATGTATTTTTAAGATTTCCTCGTTTGTATTATTTGTATCTCTACAAAGAAGTCTGTTATTACCCTTTAGTCTTTCCTTAATAAAAGACGTAATATCATTAGAGTGTGTATGAATGATTCCCTTATCGTTTTTATGGTGATCTATAATCAGTTTAATCTGATCACAAATTCCCGGGAGAGCATTGTTTAGATTTTTATAGTTAAGTTTATATTTGGAGGATGTATAAATTGGCGACTTCGCAGGATCAAATGTACTATCAACCTCAATATATTCATAATCTGTAATACCTAGAGACTTTGCAAAATGCTTATGATCAATAATTGTAGCAGACATGAGAACAACCTTTTCTCCGTAATTAAAGACATATTTAGAGAGTGTGTTAGCGTGAAGGGGAGTTAAAATAACGCGCTTTGAATCGATATCAATAACGAATTCACACTCATGCCAGTGGGTACTAATAATTGTTAGTGACCTATGCATGTTTTTTAAGAACTGATATTTTATTTTTTCAGACTGCGTTATTAGATTTTGCTTTTTACTAGCTTTACTAAGAAATGCTGTTAGTTCGTTTGAGATATTTTCTAAAAGAACACCCATCCAATTATAAGCTCTATCACGATTATCTGTAACCAATACCTCACAAGGTATATTGTAGTTATCTAACTTTTCATAATTTATTTCAACTGAAAACTGTCGGATGAGCTCGTCTTCAAGCTCTGAAGCCTCGTCACATATCAAAAAGTTTTTTCGCTTAATATGCGATGGAAGAGATAAAAACATCTTATAATTAAGAACAGCAAACTGAGATAACATTGCTTCGTTGCGTGCATTGTAATACGGACATCTATTTGCCTCCCAACAGCTATCTCTTAATGTAGGTGCAAATGTACAAGGGGCTAGCTCGACATCGTAATTCTTATCAACATCGCAAACGTAGTTTGTCTTTCCTTTTAGTAAATTCGTATCGTTAAAGAGTTCCTGATATTGATCTTGGAGAGACTTTGTTATTGTAAGAGCAAATGTACCAAAAGCTGGTTCATTCTTACATTCCTGCTCGTAGGAATAGTTACCGTCAAAGTCCATTTTATATGCATCGTAATTACGAATTAACTGATCAAATGCTCCACTCGGTAAGTCACTAGCGCCGGCTAACGTCTTGGCTATAAAACTCTTACCTGCTCCCGTTGGAGCACAGCAAATAACAAATTTTTTACCTAAATTAAAAGCTTTGTCAATTCGATTTATTACATCGATCTGAAGCTTACTTGGTGTATAGTTATTAGGAAATTGTGATATTAAGCTTACGGCCACCTATACAGTATATGCTCTTAATTAAAGTTAGCAATGACTTTTTTATTAAAAAACTTTGACGGCTTGTTTAGTTTAATTTTATTTACCTGTTCTTTTATAGCTGTATTTGAGAGACTGAAAGCGTCGAGTGTATAATCAAACTCTATACTACTATCATTACTCTTAATAGAGAATGGATAGGGTAGCTCGTAAATTATTCTTTTATTTTCTTTCTCTAATCCAAGAAGTGTAAATGTGCAAAAGAAGTCTTTTATACAGAAAAGCTGCAACCTACCCTGCTTGATAACTTTGTTATCAATAGAGAACGTCGCCTTTAAGAGAAGAAACGGCTTTATTATTTGTTCTATTTCGTCTATTGATGTCATGAATTCATAAAGCTTACTTTTTGTGGAGCTGATAATCCAGCAAGCTTTTCGTTAAAAAATGTCCAAAATGTCTTATTAGCAGGTATTACTTGAATCAAATCGCAAGCTACCATATTAATACATCGATAGTCCTGCATAAAGATGTCCCAGGTAATGATAAGATCTTTAGCGTTAGGATCAAATTTAGGCATATTAATAGCGCGTTTGTAATTGAGCGCTAGCCTGCCTTCTGGGCTATTAAGTAGGGTAAGTGAATTAGTACAAAGCATACGCCGTGTTAATCCTGCCCCGGGTTTTGGACGGCGCCGATTGAACTTAATTTCGACGACGTTGTTTAGCAGTAGACTTTTTAAGGTTGGCAGCGACGCTTTCATTATCATCTCCTCTTAGTGAACAAATACCAAAAATACGCTGCTCATTTAAGAAAATTCCTTTCTTTAGAGTACCATATCCATCGATATCAATATTCGCTACAGGTACGCCGAGATTGTTTGGAAAGCAAACATATTCACCTTTCTTTGCGTACTTGACATTTGGCCCAGCAAGGATCACCTCACCAATGCGCCAGGCTTTTGTATCAGTGTTAACAGGCACGTGAAGACCGTTACGGATAATACTTGTACCATCTTCAGTTTCATCCACGAAAGTGCAGAGAAGAATATCATCGAGAACAGTCTTAAGATTATATCCGTAAAATACGGAGTTAAAAGAATTTTTAGGGAGTGAGGAAAAGTCAATTAAGCTCTTCGGAACGGGACCAAGCATGTCGATATCAGCCATATATGTTTAATTAGATATCTTTTCTGCAATTGCAATGTATTCTGCTATCTCTCTTTGAGATAATTCTAAATTATTTGCAAGCATTTTAATATCGTTATTTTCTTCCGTTTTTTCTTCTTTAACTTTCTTAATATAAGAAATTCGCTTCGATGAAACTTTAGGCATTACAGCAACGAATAAGCTATATAAATCCTTCTTATCTTCAAAGACACTGAGATATCTATTTAAGATATTACTAAATGTGGCAGTAGTTTTTGAATACATACTACACCATCTATTAAGCATATAAGGAGAGAAATTGCTTTCTTCATCAACTGAGTTAAGACAACTCTTTTTTTTAGTGAAGAGAACGCTTGATATAAAATCGAATATTGTCATGTTGTATATGGATTATAATTGCTAGATATATTATTATCAATTAAACAGTAATAATTCTTACGATACCCTCTGTATTGTTTAATTTTATTTTGCTTCTGCAATTGTTGCAATATATTCTGTACTTTATATTTTCCATTACTAATATTAAATTGTGTACACAGTTTATTACAAATATCGCCTGCGGTTTGTTCCTTATTTTCAGTAATTAAATTCATAACAATGTTTCCAAAAGAAAAGTTAGGTTGAACATACCGTGTGTCATTATATCCAAAGCTATACATTTTTATTTTATTTTGCTCTATTAGTATTTTAATTCGTTTTTTATAGACAGAGGCAGAGCAACTTCTATTAAGAATTTTCGGTATCTCGGTAGCTTTTACCCATCCATTTTGTTTGAGGTGCCTAAGGATCTGCTTATTATCTTTTTCATATAATTTTGACATGGTATCTGTTCGTGCATTAATACGATTCAAAATCGTTTGTTGACTTTGTTTATATTCTCCCTTTTTGCCTTTATTCCATGCAGATCGACCCTTTAAACTCGCTGACAGTTTCTTACGTGTATGTTTACTTAATTTGCCGTTTTTACCCCCTTCTCTTATATTACAGTATACAGGGTCAACTTGCGCATTATTCGTTACTATCCAGTTTTTTTCGGCAGCGTTTAATGCATCTAAATCATTGCAGTATTGTAATATCTTTCTTTTCCAGAACCCTCTATATTTTTTACTATAAAATCTTTTTATAAAGATAGCACCTGACCCGATATACCCGTCGTCAACAGTGCCTATATGTTGACCAATATATTTTTTATGTATAGTTGCTCGCGGGTGTGTATTTTCCCAAAGATATATAAAACCATAATAATCATCACCCATAATATTATTTATACTATGGGTGATGATATTTTTATAAAATTATGCTATTGTAATCTTGCAGGACGCTAGAAAAATATCCTCAACCATTGCGTAAAATACCTCAACAATATCTTTCATAAACTGCTGCGCTTCTTCGTTACCGAGTTTAGTGGAGAAAGCAAAAGCAGGTGCCTTCTTCCCGGCTTCAATATTAATACCCGTGTGACCGAGAGCAACGCCATTCTTTGAATAGGTAATACTCACACTACACTTGCCTTTCATCTGTGTAACACCGCCTTGGTTATGCTCTTTATGTACCATGAGATCATCACCATCGACCTCAATAGGAGCATGCAGATACTTAGCACTGAGTATATTAGCAATCTGTGTATTTAAAAGGCGTTGAAACGCTACTGCGCCAAATGGATCGAGATTAGGGATCTCCCAGCAGAAATTAATAGCATCATCGCTATAGATATAATCAGCGTTAAGAATATCTTCGTTATCGATCATTCCCTCGGCTTCTACTTTCATAGGAGCGCGGAACGCTACAATATTACCAATAGGGAGAGTATTCTTCCGAAAGTGCTTATAAGCAAAACGTGAGTGAATCAAATCGCCGTCATATAGAGGTATATTAATAATCATATAATAGGATTATAGATTATGACTTGCTGATTATCAACGTACTCATTATAAGCTTGACTACTTTCTGTACTGAAAAAGATAATCGTTATGTGTACCATCCCATCCGGGGTTATCAATAAGGTTGAACCCTGATACGTTAGATATCAATTCGTAGTTATTTCTCGTCAAAATATCCACAACTGCATCATATGATGATGTGTATATCTCTATCAAAATGTATGTTGGATGATATTTAATAAAATCTAGTCCCTTGAGAACTTCAAGTTCGTAATTCTCTACATCAATAGACATTAAATCAACTTGCGTGTCAGATAAATACTCGTTAAATACTTTTGTTAATGTGGTAGCTGGTACAGCTACTTGATTACCGACGCCTCTTCTCGCGCCGCTAACGCTGGCCATTAAGTGACCATCGGCAAAATCTCCAAAGACCTCTGTTATATCAGGGTCGCTAGTTAACGCGTAATTAATACACTTGCTTCTTTTTCTATTCTGCTTACACCTATCAAATGCTGGTATAGAGGGCTCAACTAATACACCTTTCCAGTTATGATCCATCTCCAAGGGGTATGTATAGGAGTCTAGAATTCCATCGTTCGCACCGGCTTCTAGAAAGACGCCGCTTTCTTTCTGAATAAGCTTAAAAAGATTATTAAATTTTCTTTGAACTTCGATATCTAATGTTGGTAATATGCTTTGCATGTTAAAGTAGATTAATTAGGTTGTTATTGGAGAGATAATCCTCAAGATATAGGGGAGCTTTATTTTGTACAACGTTAAAGATATCCTTATTACGTAGTTCTTCAGTATTTGTAAAATTAATCGAATATCCCTGATTGATGTCGGATATTAACGATGACATATCGGGTGTAATCTGCTGAATAGGTATTCCATCTAGCTTTAGGATCTCATAGTAGCGTAGATTAAGAAAATTGCCAATACCGAGAGGATTGAGAACGTATTTGTATTTTGCGAGCGTATCGAGAAATTGATCGTATGTTAATTTTCTATCCGTTATAATGATTTCCATGTTGAGGATATTGCTAACCTCGTTTAGCGTTTGCTGTCTTCTTGCATATGCATGACCGCCTGCTTGACCAATAAAAAGAACCTTATCATTTATTTTTTCTTGTGTACGATTTTTAGTGGTAACATATGTGTCCTTGCTGAGGTACTGTCTGTTAATAAATGGACCTTTATTTAAATTTTTAAAGTCGTCCGTATCAGATAAAAATTGCGTTAAGTCGTTAATTTGCTCAAGGAAATGTTGATGATTTATTGCGTTGTTGCGATAAGGTGAATTATATATCGGTTCAAAATTAAAGACAAACGTTTTAATTTTCTTTTCATTGACCGTGTTAATGAAATTAATGTTTTTCCAAATATCTACATTGGGTCCAAAATGTTCATCGACAATGAACAAGTGTGTAACCTCGTCTAGGTCCTGAGGACCTGAAATATCTTTAAATTTATTTTTGCCTAGAAGATTATATAATGCACTTCTAAAGTTAAGAAAAAGGCAATGACTTACAAGAGAAATTTCATCTTTACAGATTAATCCAAACATATTAATTAGTTATATAATCTCTCCAATAAGTCAAATCTAATTTCTTATAATTAGTAGGTGTAAGTGGATGATAGTTTGATATTTGTGATTCGAGGAAATCTTTTGTAGCGTCAGAGAAATTATCTACAAATAAAATTGGTAGATCATTAAACTCGCCAAACGAAACGTTGTTTTTGAGCACTACAGGTATACAACCTAGATACAAACACTCCCAGATGCGATGGCAATCAATACCGTTACCAGGGGGTGAGAATGAAAAGTATGATTGCTTAATACCGCGAATATAATCTTCAAATGACCGCGAGGGCTCCATTTCAAAACCATTTTGTGCCGTTACGCTATTCGCGTGATGTCTTGCACCGGGATTGGTCGACATATCAAAATTTTTATAAACGAGTTTCGTTTTACTATATGGTTCAGCAGCTACTGCTTGTAATATTGCAATATTACCATGTGGCCATTGACTATTTGCTATGCCAATTGGCAATGCAAATAATTTTTTATGATTAAAATATTTGTTCTGACAAAACCATTTTTTTATTTTAGGTGTATCGAGAAAGCTTTTGTATCGCTCATCAGCGCCAGCATCGCTATTATGTGTTATGAGAATAAACTCTGATTCAATCTGTGGATAAACATGCGCAAAAAAATAATCGAGAATATGCGGGTATACGAAAATGCTTTTTGCAAATTTAAGCTTGTCAGGTATCGTAAAATCTGTAACGTGTTGCTCAAATACTATACACTCAGTTCTTGTATTACGTAGCTGTGTCTTTACAAGATCTGACGCAAAATTACTATCAACGTTAAGAGCAACACTAATCTCAGCTAGCTCCTGTAAACGCTCACCGGTTATATAATTCATTAAGAGAGCTTTTTAATCCAGTAATTAAGTAGATCTTTCATTGTCTGCTTAATATTAAATTGTTCCTTCCAGTCGGTAATATCTGTCAAATCAGTGTTGTCTCCGTGTTGATAGAAGATATCAATAGGTCGGTAGAATTTAGGATTCACTTCTTTAACGACATTAGTTAATCCGCTTTCTTCAATAAGCAGATCTGTATAATATCCCATCTTATGAGGTGTATCACCGCAGATATTAAACACACGACCGTTTGATGCATCGGTCATCATTAGCTTGTAATAGGCATTGACGGTATCTCTTACATCCATTACAACACGTACTGTATCGAGATTTCCAACTTGAAGTACCTTTTCTTGTTTACCAAGAACCATCTTTGCTATCTGATATGCATCGGAAGAAATCGAAAACGTCTTTCCACGGCGAAGACCTGTATGAGAAAAAGCTCTAGTAATAAAGCCGGTTAACTTTTTATTTTCGAATCGTTCCTGCAAATAGAGGTCAATAGCTGCCTTACTCGATCCATACGGATTTGAAGGTAGAAGAGTATCGGTAGTTTTAATTTTTCTTGCATCTGATCCAATATTACCGTAGACCTCCGAAGTGCTACAAAACATAATCTTACATTCAGGGTTATAGTCTTCAATCGCTTGAAATAAATTAAGCGACCCTGTAACGTTGGTGTCCCATGTACCGATTGGATCAGCGAACCCGGTCGGTGGGTGGCTTTGTGCTGCTAAATGAAATACACCATCAAATTTTTCTTTTTCAAAAATTTTATTAATCGAGCGTCTATTCGTGAGATCGCCTTGTAGGAATTCAATTTTAGAAAAATTTTCTTCACTAACAATATCGAGAATATCTGTCTCACGACCGTTAGAATGTCTAATAAGACCTGCGACCTGATGGCCTTCTTCAATAAGTAAATTTGCAAGGTTAGGTCCGGCAAATCCTGTAATACCGGTAATAAGAAATCTCTTCATATTCAAAATTTAAATGCTATTACTCTAAAATCAAGTAATTATTGCATTCAAAGCAAAATCCTTGCCATTGATTGTAAATCCGTTGACTCGGTACGAGAACATCCGCTCTCTTATCTGAGAATCTATGAATAGCTGCTGCAAGTGCATTAGCGCCTCCCCACAAGCATACAAAGTTTTTACACGAATATATTAAATCTACGAATTCAAAAATACTATTAAATGTCAACTTATTTGTTGTATTGATAGAATATGTGTTGTTTATATCAGCTTTACTTGCATGATTAACAGTAAAGCTTGTTTTATTATCATAGGAATCATTAATATGCTGTATTAATCTATTAGTATTATAATCGTTCTTAAGTGTAATAGTACCAAGATCAAATAACGTTAAGTCCTTAACATCTTCTCTATATTTTGGCTG